CGAGACGGAGCGGCAAACCTACGCCAAGCAAACCCGCAACATCACGGACGGCATGTCGGCGTTTGAACAGGATTTCGCCGACGAACACCCGGACTACTATAAGGCCGCCGCCTTCTATCGGAGCGAGCGCACCGCCGAGTTGGAAGACCTCGGCTATGTCGGCGCACGGCTGACCCAAAAGCTCGCGGAAGACCTGTTCGGCCTCACCCTCGACGTGATGCGCGGCGGCCGCGACCCGGCCGAGGTGGTCTACGGGTTGGCGAAGAAGCGTGGCTTTGCGTCGGGCCGGGACGCGGCCAACGCCAAGCTGCAAAAGCTTCAGCAAGCCGGGTCAAGCGCCAGCACGCCACGCGGCCGGGGCGTCGATAACGGCTTGTCGTGGACCGAGGTTGCCAAACTCAAGGGCGAGGCCCGCGACAAGGCGTTTGCGAAGCTGCGCGCTCGCGAGCTTGGCAAAACCTGAAAACCGCCATATCTCGGATTCGCACGGGGTTAGATTTGAGCATCCGGCCTCGTGCGGCCTGTCGGCCGGGGCATTCATGCTCCGGTCGGCAGCAGCCGCGACGATATGAATCCGACTAACCGACATGCCGGAAAACGGAATGCCCTGCGGGGCGTGTAGGCTGTTTGGCGATATCATCCCGACCAACGGGCCGCGACTAGTCGCCTACTGTTGGGCGCATTGCGTGTGGCGCTCATCTGACGAGGTTGTTCGCGGGTGTCGCTTCGCTGACCCTCTTGACGCGCCGATCCAACGTTCTCAAGGCGCCGAATAGCGGTCGCGCTGAACCGCCCTTTAATCAGCCACGCTTGACCCACGGTACGGGTCCGCCTGTTCACAGGCCTCGGCTAGCTCCACGGCACGGAGCGGAACCCAAATTCAGGGAAAACCGCTGTGGCCGAAACTATTTATGGCGTCAACGCGCCCGAGGCAAAGAAGCTCTGGAGTTCTCAACTCGCTCGTGAAGCTCTCAAGGCAACTTGGGTGCAACGCTTTATTGGCGATAGCTCCGACGACGTGTTGCAAACCTACACGGACACCAAGAAGGACGCAGGCGACCGGGTGCGGATTACGCTGCGTATGCAGCTTTCCGGTGACGGCGTGCTTGGTGACGGGACGCTAGAAGGCAATGAGGAATCTCTCGCGACCTACACAGATGATTTGTTTATAGATCAGCTTCGCCATGCGGTGAAGTCAGCAGGCAAGATGACGGAACAAAGAATTCCGTGGTCGATTAGAGAAGAAGCGATGCTCGGACTCAAAGATTGGGTCGCGGGCCGAATAGATACTGCCTTCTTTAACCAATTTTGTGGCTACACGGTCGCGAATGACCCGCGCTATACCGGGCTCAACGCCGTGATTGCCCCGGATGCGGCGCACATTTACCGCAACGCCTCCAAGACGACGGATGAGAGCTTGGCGGCCGGTGACGAAATGTCCCTGGTCCTGATCGACCAAATGGTCGCCAAGGCGAAACTGATGACCCCTGTGATTAGACCTATCAAGGTCAACGGGGATGACCGGTACGTCATGTGTATTCACACAAATCAGGTCACGCAACTCAGGTCTTCGGCGGGTTCCGGTAGCTGGATAGACATTCAGAAAGCCGCCATGACCGGCGACGGGTCTAAACAGAACCCCATCATGACCGGCGCGCTCGGCATGTATAACGGGGTTGTGCTTCACGAAAGCACCCGCGTTACGCCGGGGGTCAACTCCACAACTGGCGCGACCGTTGCAACCGCCCGTCGCGCAGTCTTGATGGGCGCCCAATCAGGTTTCATTGCCTTTGGCAAAGGTCAGAGCTTCACAAATCTGGATTGGAACGAAGAATTATTCGATTATGGAAATAAGCTCGGAGTAGAAGCCGGGCTTATACATGGGATGAAGAAGGCAAGATTTAACAATGCCGACTTCGGAACCATCGTCCTTTCAACGTATACTGTGTAGGAGGGCCGACGATGGCTACCGGCGGTCGCAAAACTCACCTTCAGGTCGTTCACGAAATCTCGGCGCAATTTGGCTTCGGCCAAACGTCGGGCGTCATCGGCGTTCTCCCGGCCGGGGCGATTTTGGGAACGACCCATCTTCTCGTGTCACAGGTCTGGAATTCGACCACGAACACGATTTCGGTCGGGACCACGGCGGGCGGGTCGCAATTGCTCTCCGCTATCGACCTCAAGACGCTGGCGCGCACCGATACGGTTGCGCCGGTCGCGGCGGCGGGGCCGCTGGCGGTCGATACGCCGATTTACGGCACGATTGCCGCGACAGGCGGCGCGGCGACAACCGGTGTGGCGACCGTTTGGCTCGATTACCTGCCCGGCCCTGGATAGGGGGTCTGCGGTGACGCATGGCGACGTTGGGCGACCTGAAGCAAAGGATCATCAGCGAGACGTTGCGTGACGACCTCGCCGACGATTTGGCTGCACAATTTCAAAACATCGTCCTGAAAAGTATAGACTATTACGAGAGCGAGCGCTGGTGGTTCAACGAGCGCCGACTCGTCACCGCCTGTGTGCCGGGGCAAGATTACGTCCCGTGGCCGACCGACGCACACATTATCGACGGCCTCTACCTTGAACAGAACGGCGGCAATACGCGGTGGCCGATCTATCCGCGCTCGATTGATGAATTCGAGGAGTTGGCGCAGCCGAACACGACCGGTCAGCCGACCGACTATTTGGTGGCGAATGATCGCGTCCAACTGTTCCCGATCCCCAACCAAGCCTATGCGCTGGCTTGGGATTTAATCGTCGCGGTGACCCCGGCGCTTACGTCTGACACGTCGTCAAACGTCTGGACGAACGCAGGCCAAGACCTGATCTGCGCGCAAGCCAAGCTGCGCCTTTATCGCGACTACCTGTCGGCGACGATGCAGGACTCCCGGTTGGTGCTGGCGCTGGCGCAGGAGAAGGACGCTTACGCAGGCCTGCGGGCGGAAAGCACCCGGCGCACCTCGACGGGAAGGATTCAGCCGTCATGGTGACGATCTTCCGCAACCGGGTCACCGCGCCGCTGATCGAGCCGACCGCGCCGCCGTGGGCGCAACGTTTCGCGCAACGGCTGCAAGATTATTACGTCCCGCTGCATCCGATATCGCCGCTGGAGGTGTTCGCTTGCAATCAGGCGGACCTTCCGAACCCGCTCGATTGGCGCGGCTGCATCGTTGCCGTGGTCGACCTGCAATGCCTTGCGGTCGCCCGTGACGGACAGTGGAAGCGGATCAACCTGGGGGCGCCGATCTAATGCCTTCCAGCTTTACCGCGTCCGCCCGCTTCACACTGCAAGCCACAGGCGAGAACAACAACACCTGGGGCGTGATCCTCAATTCGGGCGTCTTCCAGCTTGTTGACGATAACCTCAATGGGCGGCTGGGGTTTGCGCTCTCGGCGAGCAAGACCCTGACCACGGCGAACGGCGCGACCGATGAAGCGCGCATGGCGTTCCTCGACGTGACCGGGGGTAGCGGCGGGGCTATCGTTATCCCGCCTGTTCCCAAAGGCTACTTTGTCCGCAATGCGGCGTCGGGCGCTGTGTCGCTCTCGACCGGAGGCCCGACGACTTTCAGCCTGTCGCCCGGCGACGTGGGGCCGGTGCAGACGGACGGCGGCGCGGTCTATGGGCTGATGCTCGGCGGGAAGACCCTGCGAAGCTTCATCACGGACGCCGACCAAGCGGTCATTGACTACATCAATGCGGCGATTTCGGCGGGCGCCGTCAACCTGCCGCCTGCGGCCGGGAACCTCGGCAAGGCGCTGGTGGTGCGTCTGGTGACCGGGGTTGAGGCGTGGGTTCCCGACTTTCTGCAAATGACGGACGTGTCCGGTTTGGCCGTTTCGCTGGCGGCGAATGAAGACCGGGCCGTCGCTTATGCGCTGACATTGTAGGAGGCGACCTGATGGCGGTTTCGCAAAACAAGGTCGTCACCTCGCAAGGGCTGAACACCGGCCAAGCGGTCTGCGTCGCGGCCAAGACGACTTATAACGATGCGACGAACGCGGTTCTTTTGCTGACGGCCGGGGCGAACGGCGCGGTGCTGTAC